AGTCGGCAGATCTCGCAGGGCATCTTCGGAATATGTGATTCCGATACCAATTGAGATATTTTTTGATGAAAATATTGAAGATCGCCACACTCGTAGTGAATAAAGATGGGGGTTCATCCTCAATGCAAAAGCGAGAAAACAAGATATGCCAGATGAGAACGGTTGGAGCGAGTATCAGAAACTTGTCATTCACAGATTGGACAATCTGGATATTCGCGTTAATAGGATTGAAAACAAACTACATAAAATGGAAAACTCCATTACTGGCTTACGGTGGCACGCAAGGGCAACGGCATCGGTGTTTGGTGCAGTTGCCGGCTTTGTTCCTTTGCTTCTCTCTTGGATGTTTAGGAATAGTTAGTTGTGAGTCCTCAACGAAATCGATCTCGAATGCAGCGACTACGGTTATCTACGAAGCAACCGCAAGTAAGATCGCAGCCAACTAGATTATTGGGAGAGCCAGCGAACCAGAAGTCGTAGAACTGGCAACTGAAATAGATGGACATCAGGACAACATTATTGGTGCGGCAGACACAGTACATGAAAACATTAGTGGCGTGGAAGACACAGTTCCGTGGTGGGCAACTGTGATGAACAATATCTCAACTGCCGCGATTGCGATCTGCATCCTTATCTTTCTCTGGTACTCAGGGTTGGGCGTAATTGTGAAAAAGATGGTTTGGTCTTTGGGATGGTTCATTCCTGCCGGTAGCCGCCGGGCTGCGGAGATGGATTCCAAGATCTTGGATGATGATCGACCAGTGACTCACCGTGAAGCCGTTGCTGCTAGACGAGCCGGCGATCCAGCGTACAACGCCGCGTATCGTAAGTTGAAGAAATGAGTTGATTAACTAATGGGAACAATCTCAGTCATAGAGACAACAGTTGATACACAGACTTCTACTGCTTCTGATGAAGGAGACTTTGTTGATGTCGTAGAAACAGAGACTCTTGTTGTGGATAAGGAATATTATGTGATCTGCTCCGCAAGCGTGGAAGCATCAAACTCGACAGAGTTGTTTGAGTGGCGGCTGTATGATTATACGAACGGCGAAGTTCTCGAAGATTCGACAACGATACGAGAGCAAGCACAGTCGGGCGTACCTCAATCATATTACTATGTGGGACACTTTACAGTAGGTGCAGCCCGAACACTGGCATTTCAACAAAAGGGATATGCGGAAGGATCAGACGAAGGATACTTGCCAGCCCGAACTAATTTCTTATCGATGCTGTTGCTTGATATGTCTGACTTGAGCGCCAAAGATTATTTTTTTGCGAACCTCGTATCCGGAGACGTAGATAGTGGAACTTTTCGAGATAGGGTCACGCATACTGTGACAGGTGTTGATGAAGGTGACACATGGCTCGTCTTTGGGTGGATTGCTAGTTGGGTAAACAAGGTGAGCGCATCGATTGAATCTAAGATCGTCTGCGATGCTGATAGCAATGATGGACCACTCACACGTTTTGAGGGCGAACACTTGGACGAAGAGCTTCAATGGTGGACATGTCGATCATATACAATGACAGACCTAGCAAGTTCATCGGTTGAATGGAAGATGCAAGCAAGATCTACGGATTCGCCACACTCGTATACGAGAAATTCTACTTTGTTCGGAATCAGATTAAACGCCCTTGCGGATACCTATCAAACACATGTAAGAATCCCAGCAAGTCCAACAGACACGGACTTCTTTGAACTTGCTTCTAATTCTTTCACGCCGAGTGTTACAGGTAAAGTCATAGTCGCAGCGTGTTCACTTTATGATGGTGGCGGGACAAACCGCAAGGGTGGCCAAAGAATACAAAAAGACGGAACAACGATTCCTAACACGCAGCCAGATAGTGAGAAATTCGTGAACACAAACGATGCGACTGACCAGTTGCCATTGTCGTACATCACGGTCTTTGATGGAATAGCAGATTCGGCAGCACAAATTGATTACGATGTGATCAGTAGTATTGGAACTTCGGCTGTTGCGTTTGATGATTACACGCTGGCGATATTCGGAACTACCACAGCCGCCCCTCCTGATCCTATCATGTTTGGAGCTGTTGAGAATCAGGTGTTTGTGGCGGGACAACAAGCAGGTGAAACATTTTCAGCAGGACAACAAGCAGGTGAAACATTTTCAGCAGGACAACAAGCAGGTGAAACATTTTCAGCAGGTAAGCAGGAAAGTGAAACATATTCAGCAGGACAACAAGCAGGTGAAATAACAGGTTGAAACTATGGCAACTACGACAATTACAACAAAGACAATATTTGAAGATACCGATGCTACATTCATGTCTAGGATTATTGGAGATGATGGCGATTACATTAAGCAAGATGATTTTAATGGAAGCGGCACAATCACATATACGGTATTCAAGGATGGAACAACGGATTCGATTGTGAATGACTCGCTAGATGAAACAGCAGTGATTTTTAACACGCTGCAAACATCAGATGACAGATGGACTGTGGATACAACCGGATATAACTTCAAGACAAGTCTTGCCGCTGCGGTATTTAGCGGTGGTGATGGGACTTATCGTCTTGAGGTCAAATTCGTTACAGATGACAGTGATCAGTTTTTCGTTGTTTTCAAAGTAGTTACTGTGGAGATTAGGACATCGTAATGCTTTTTTGGAACAGGTTAATAGTTATCTTTGGTCGTGAGTTATTTAGTGCGTATTGTTTTTTGAAATTAGGAGAATTGATATGATTGGTTTTGCAATGGCAGATTTTTTGGGTACGGTATGGTGGTCAGTCTTGTGTGTGGTTGCTGGGTTTGGCGTGGGCGTATGGTCTGCACGAACATGGTTAGACAGGTTCTTTAGAGGATAAGTGGTGGCAAGTTCTGCAATCCAGATTGATTACAGAGTGGCATCGATACCCCCGCCAACCAAGAAGATGATGGAGTCGGCGGGACTCGCGGCATTCAACTTGATGAGAGCGCGCGTGGATGTTCACCTTGGATCTGAAACTGCTGAGTGGGATGAAGTTCATCCGTGGATAAGAGAAGCATGGATTGATTCGGCTCGCGTCATGTATGGAGTTATCGCCATACATGGCGGGGCTGCAATCAAAGATCTGGATGAAGAGAATATGAACAAGAAGCTGGAGGAAGATGAAGAATGAAGATCTTCTGTTCACATGCCGGCTGTTCTAACATCGCACTTGCTGGATGTCGTGTTTGCGAGAAGCATGGTGGCAAGACCGCTATGCCAGATGGAGTTTCCAAGAAGAAACTCTCTGCACACAAACGTGGCTATGGAATTGTATGGCGAAGACTTAGGAAAATGGTTCTGGCCGAAGAACCGTTTTGTAATGTGTGTAGCAAGAATCCTTCCGAAGAAGTTGACCACATCATTCCCAAGTTTAAGGGTGGCACGAACGAGCGAGAGAACTTGCAAGGTATATGCAAGGAGTGTCACCTCAAGAAGACGATTGAAGATGCTGGTAAAGCACCACGATGCCATGACAACATAAGAATTGTTACGGGCGCACCGTTTTCGGGTAAGCGCTCATATGTTTATCCCCAAGTCCACGAAAGAGACATCGTGTTTGATTGGGATAAGATTATGAAAGCAACGCAACCATCTATGAGTGGCAAGGGTGATATTTCACTGGGCATGGCATTACGCGATTCATTTATGGCACACGCAAAGAAACTGAATGAGAATCGCAGAGCGTGGATCATGTTGACAGACTTCGCAGCAGCCAATGACATGTGCGATGTTACTAAGGGAACTTTGGTGGTTGTTGATCGTGGTCAAGATGTAGCGTTGAACGCGGCACACAAAGACAGTAACAGGGTCTTGGAAGCGGTCATCAATTCGTGGTACGCAAATTACAATGCGTATGTTCGGCGTTATGGAGAACGCGAGGGTCAAATAAATATTGGAGAGTTAATCAATGGGTAGGCGTGGTCCAAAACCAAAACCAACGGCGATGCTCAAGTTATCCGGCTCTACATGGGTAAACGAAACTAGAGCTGGTCGTGGCAACGAGCCAAAGCCAGAAGTGAGTGAGCCAAAGTGTCCCGTATGGCTTAAAGACAGATCGGCGAAGGCACACTGGAAGCGGCTCGTCAAAGAGTTAGTTCTTATCGATGTGCTTACTGTTGTGGATGGAGATGCGCTTGCTCGGCTATGCATAACTTATAGCAGGTTCATCGAAGCACAAACAATGCTATCGGAAGAGGGTCAAGTGATTGAGGGCGAGAAGGGTGGGCAAATCCGTTCTCCGTGGAGTAAGATTGCTGAGATAACCGGCGCACAACTACTACGGCTTGAGCAAGAATTTGGATTAACGCCATCATCAAGAGCGCGAGTCCAGACAGTGGCCAAGAAAGAGGTAGACAAGAACAGACAGTCGAAGGAAGCGTACTTTGGCTAGACCTAAGATCAATCTTGAACTTGAAAAGTTTCCCGGCGGTTACGATCCTGTCAAAACTGCCAGTGATGATCATTGGTTTGATGAGGAAGCCGCAATTCGTGCAATAGAGTTCTACCCCAAATTTTTGCGACATGGCAAAGGCGAGTTTGCTGGGCAGCCCTTTGAACTTGCCCCGTGGCAAAAGTCTGTGGTTGCTCACCTCTTTGGATGGAAGAAGTCTGATGGTACGCGCCGTTACCGCACCGCTTACATGGAAGTGCCTAGAAAGAATGGGAAGTCTCACTTCGCAGCAGGGTTGGCACTGTATCTTTTAACTGCTGATGGAGAGATGGGTGCGGAGGTTTATGGTGCAGCATCAGACCGCGATCAGGCCGGCATCGTGTTTCAAGTAGCGAAGGGTTTCGTGGACAGCGATAGTGTCTTGTCAAAGAGATGCACGCTGTACAGAAACTCGATCATGGTGGAGTCAACCTCCAGCACTTATAGGTGTATCGCGGCTGATGCTCACTCCGCACACGGATTTAATGCACATGGCATTATCTTTGATGAGCTTCATACGCAGAAGTCAAGAGATCTTTGGGATACACTCGTCACCTCAACTGGGGCTAGACGGCAACCCTTGATCATCGGTATAACGACAGCAGGGTATGATCAAACAACAATCTGTTATGAGGTCCACAACTACGCGGAACAAATTCGGGACGGCATCTTGGAAGACCCTGCGTTTCTCCCAGTAATCTTTTGTGCTGATGCAGAAGACGATTGGCAAGATCCAGAGACATGGCGTAAGGCGAATCCGAATCTCGGAGTCAGCATAACCGAAGAGTTCTTGACGGCTGAATGCCAGCGTGCATTGGATGTGCCGGGCTTCCGAAATACATTCCTTCGGCTGTACCTAAATCGCTGGACTGAGCAAGCCGACAGGTGGATCTCTATGGAGAGATGGGATGCATGTGGTGCAGACAATGAGGAAGAGGTCATGGAGCAACTAGAGGGCGCTCCATGCTGGATCGGAATCGACTTGTCAGAAAGACATGACTTGACCGCAGTTGTGACCCTGTTCAAGACAGAAGATATGAAGTACGCGATAGTTACTAAAACCTTTCTGCCTCATGAACGGTTGTTTGTTCGGGCGAGGGAAGACAGAGTTCCATATGACCTGTGGTATGACGATGGGCATATGCTAACCACACAAGGAGAAACGATTGACCACGAAGCAATCGTACAAACGGTTCTTGATGTTGCGGAGAGATATTCTGTACGACAAGTTGCGATTGACCCTTGGAACGCAAAGCTCGTTGCGAAGCGGCTGGAAGATGAGGGTTTGCCGGTGGCATCTGTCCCACAGGCGTTTCGCACGATGACAGAACCTTGTCACTACTTGGAAGCCCTAGTTACTGATGAACGAATTATGCATTTCGATCATCCGGTACTCAGATGGTGTGCATCCAACGTGGCAATTGAAACAGATAATAATGGGAACATTCGACCAAGTAAGAAACATTCATTACAACGCATCGATCCGATGGTGGCATTGGTCATGGCATTAGGGAGAGCGATGCTGGATGAAGATGGAAGAATTGATGATGAACGAAGTGTGTATGACGCAGATGATCAGGGGCTTAAAGTGCTATGAGTGAAATAGAAAAAACAGAAGTAGAACAAGACTCGGAAGATCGGAGTTTAAGCAATCCACCAAAGTGGTTGTCTGATGCCTTGAGAGGCGGTCTTAGTACATCGTCCGGCATTACAGTAACCGAAGACACGGCTCTTTCTATAACGGCGGTGTATGCTGCTGTGCGTGTTATCGCGGAAACTGTTTCGAGTTTACCGCTAAAGGTATATGCCGCAACCGATAGGGGTCGTGATGAATATCGAACTAGCCCACTATGGAGTTTGGTGCATGACACACCTAACTCTCAAATGAGTTCCTACACGTTTCGGGAAGTGATGACAGGGATGGCGTTGACCCACGGTAATGCTTATGCTGAAATCGTTAGAGATGGTGCTGGTAGACCGGCTGAGTTGTGGCCACTGTTACCTGAGAATGTTACTGTTCACGTTCTTGCAGATAATGAAATCATATACTTATACAGTGGACAACAAGGCGGTCAAGTTCCACTTGATTCAAATCAGGTTTTGCATATCAAGAACTTTTCAACCGATGGGATCGTAGGGAAAAGCCCTATCCGGCTTGCACGCGAAGCACTTGGATTGAGTGTCGCAGCAGAGCAAATGGGTGGTGAGCGATTTTCAAATGCGTCCCATCCCGGTGGAGTTCTTGAACATCCCGGTAAATTGTCAACTGAAGGTTTGGAAAACCTACGAAAGAGTTGGGAAGCAATGCACAGGGGAGTAGCGAATTCAAGTCGTGTTGCTGTGCTTGAAGAGGGGATGAAGTTCCATAACATATCAATCCCATCCGATGATGCACAATGGATTGAAACGCGGCGTTTCCAAGTGAGCGAGATTGCTCGGTTGTACCGTGTTCCACCACATACCATAGGCGATCTCGACCGCGCCACGTATTCAAATATTGAGGCACAACAACTCAGTTTCTATCGTGACACATTGTTACCGTGGCTATCGAGATGGGAACAAGAGATAGCAAGAAAACTTATTAACGAACAAGAGGGTGTCTATGTCGAACATGTGATTGACGGTTTGCTTCGTGGGGATACGGAAGCACGATACGCATCCTATAAGATTGCAAGAGATGCTGGTATTCTTTCGGTCAATGAAATCCGGTCTATGGAAAACAAAAATCCCATCGAGGGGGGAGACATTTACTTACAACCACTGAACATGGTCGCGGTTGGCGATGATCCCACAGCATATGTGGAAGAAGTACAAGAAGAAGACAGGGAAGTAGGGACAGCATTGAGTCCACATATTTTGAGTTGGTTGAAAGAAGCGTGTGCCAGAGCGCTTGCGATTGAAGCGAACACTGGTCGCAGAAGTGCAACTAAGCACCTAGAGAAAAAGCACAACCCTAAAAAGTTGATGGATGAGATGACAAGAGCATCTAAGAAACTTCCCGACCGGCTTGTGGAAATCACAAAGCCCATCGTGGAGTCAATTGACACAGATGCGGAATTGTTGAATTCTATGATCAGGGTTGAGGCATCAGAGTACGCAGAACAGACGTTGCGAGGGGCAGCACAAATAGTAAGCGGCAATAATAGTGATGCATTGGTTGCATCTGCCGAATTAAAGAACTGGTATGACGAGACAACAGGTGTTGCCGCATCCGAACTTGCAGAATCGATTTATGGAGCATGGAGTAATTCAAATGGAAAATAAAGAAACCAGAGCAGTAAAAGAAATTCGTGTCGAAGGCGCTGCCAGTGGTAAGCCCAAGATCACCGGCTATGCCGCAGTATTCAATTCTCGTAGCGAAGACCTTGGTGGTTTTGTTGAAATCATTGAACCGGGAGCATTTTCCGGCTCGTTGGAAAGTGCTGATGTAAGAGCGTTAGTGGGACACGATGCAACACAAGTGATCGGAAGAAACAAATCTGGCACACTGAACGTGTTTGAAGATGATCACGGCTTGCGAGTCGAGATAGATCCTCCCAACACTTCTGCTGGAAGGGATATAGTTGAGTCGGTACGCCGTGGTGATATTGATTCAATGTCCTTTGGATTCATTGCAACAAATGATCGTTGGGAATTTGATGATGGACAGGAAGTGAGATATTTGGAGGAAGTGGAACTTCTGGAAGTCTCTGTTGTAGCATGGCCAGCGTATCAAAGTACAGAAGTCGCAGTTCGCAGTTTGTTGGCTTATCAAGAGGAAGTAAGGGTAGACCCTGACGCTGATGGCAATTGCCCCACTGGTTATCACAAGATGCCAGCAGACGATGACCATGACTCGGCTTGGTGCATGGAAGGTGAGTCGCATCCATCTGAAACCTACGATAGTGATCAAAGGAATGTGCCGGCAACAGTTGATTCTCCTAAAGCCCCTGAAGATATGTCTTGGGATGGTGATGGTGCTAGAGGTCGCGTTTTGAGGTGGGCTGGCGGTCCAGACAAAGAGAATGTCGATTGGGACAAGTATGAGAAGGCGTTTGCTTGGTTCGATGGTGAAGAGCGAGAGAACCTTGGTTCATACAAGTTGCCACATCACGATATAGTGGACGGTGAACTGAAGGTAGTGCTTCGTGGAGTCCAATCGGCTAACGGTGTTATGCAGGGTGCGATGGGCGGTGTTGAACTTCCAAGTTCAGAGCGAAGCAAAGTTCAAGCACATCTGGATTATCATCTACGGCAATTTGACAAAGAGGAAGAGAATTCTCGTACCCACGAAGTCCTTGAACTACGGTTGCGGATCGCAGAGAGCAAAAACCTCTAATTTCTTTTAACCAATTGTCGAATTAGTCACACTCGCGGTGAATAAAGAGGTGATGAGTATGGTGAGTCTTATGACTTGGAAGCCGTTGCTTACCCATTACCCTGCTCTGACATAGGTAATTTCCCCGCCGATGCGGTGTTTATCTGCTGGTTTTATTTATTAACTAGCCGTTATCGCATTATTTGCATTACGGCGCAATGAGGAAATCTTCTTATGGATCTTCAAAAATTAACTGAAAAACGCGCATCGCTTATATTTGAAGCGCGAGCAATCATGGATGCGGCTACTGCCGAAAATCGTGATTTAGATAGTGAGCAAAGAAACCAAGTAGACACCATGCTTGACGATGCTGATGGAATTGAAAAAGACATCGCGCAACGTCAACGAATGGAAGCCGCTTCGGATCGTCTTGCTCAAGTAAACGAACGAAAGACTGAGCTTCAAAAGAGTGAAGTTAGCGAACCTGCTCCTGAAGTACGCGGAATAGCAACAAGAGCGTATGCTGAAACATTTTGGCAATATGTACGAGATGGTGAACATTCACTAACTCCAGAACAGCGTGCTGTCATGGTTGAAGGGACAAACACTGTGGGTGGTTTTGCTGCACCAATGTTTGACTTTGGGCAAGCCAGTTTGCAAGACATGATTATTGAAACAATGGACTCTGCATATAACTTCCAAGAATATGCAACTCGCATTACTATTGGTGGTGAGATCAATGTGCCAGTACAAAATGCAGTTGGTACTGCCGCGTGGACAGCAGAAAATGTTGATGCGACTGAATCAGAAACAACCTTCACTCAGTTGAAATTCCAACCGCATAAAGCGACCCGCATTGTTCAGGTTTCGCGGGAACTATTGGCTGACTCGTATGTTGACATGGCATCCTTTATGGCTGGTATGTTCGGTCGTTCTTTTGCGACATTGTTGAATGCCGCTTTTATCGATGGCGATGGTACTGCAAAGCCCCATGGAATTACTGATGGTACGGATAAAGGTGCGGATGCTGCATCAGCAACAGTCATTACTTGGGATGAATTACAAACGCTGTTCTATTCGCTCAAAGAACCTTATCGAGCAAATGGCACTTGGCTTTTCAATTCAACAACTGCTGCTGAAATCCGTGGCTTGAAAGCAGACGGTCGTTACATTTGGGAACCAAGTGGACAATTAGGGCAACCCGACTTGTTACTTGGCAGACCAGTTGCAATCAATGATGATTGTGAAGATACGGCTACTGGACTCAAGCCAATTCTGTTTGGCGATCTCAGTTATTACTGGATTACTTGGCGAGAAGGAATGGACTTCCAACGACTTGACGAATTGTACGCTGTTGCGGGAAATATAGGACTTCGCAGCGAATTACGTGTCGATGGACAGCTTACTTCAAGCGAAGCAGTTAAACACATGCTAATGGCATAAGAGCCATTAGTTTATTGTTACTTAATAGTGGGAGGGGTAGACAACTGCCCCTCCCATAGTAACAGGAGAATAAAATGCCAGAATATAAAGTAATTAAAGACGGTCTTGACAAGCATAACAATCTTTATCGAGAAGGTGATGTTGTTAGTCTTGAGGAAGATTGGGCTAAACATCTAGTGGGTCGCGGGATCATAGAACTTGTTAAGGCGGTCAAAGCAGCGAAACGAGAAAAGGCAGAAAGCAAGATTAACTCTGTCAGGGAAAGATCTGGAGAATGAGTCTAGTTGTATCAGTTGAACCTACTGAAGAGCCGGTAACACGGACGGAAGTAAAAGC